ATCAGGTTAAATCCAAAATTATTTTGGACGACAACTCAGTTGTCAAAAAGTTTAAGAATAACTTTTATGTACAAATTTGTACAAGACTCGCAGTTTTGCGGGTTAGCAGGAAATTTACTGCTTTCGATCCGAAAGGGATCTTAACGGGAAGAACCCGTTTATACTCGATGATCGGGTATCGCTTGAAAAAGCATACATTCAATAGAATGTGTTTATTGTCAAAGGGACAATGGACATCGCTTGAACAAGCGTGGTCTGCACTCATGCATACCGTTCTGTTAAATACAGATTTTAATCCTCTCTTGCAGGATAGACAATTGCGTATCGCAATTTCCAAATTTAAGATTTGGTTTTTAGAATTCTCCTTACGGGGAAAGATCAAAAGATCAAACGGACGACAGTACGTTGTTCTCCACAACTGGGAGAAAACTCTTAAGAGTTTTAAGACGTTATCGTCTTGGATGCAATATTTTGCATTAGATGATGTTAAAAATAACATCAAACCACCAAGTTTACCTTGGTTTCCGGGCTGGAATAGTTCCCGGAATTTACCAACTTTTGTTTGGTTTGATGGGCATTTGGCCCATTGGAGGGATGTCTCTTTGAGACCCCTCTCGGATAGGGATATCCGTACTTTATGTCAAATTCGGACATTTGGAAGGGCATTGCCTCCTCCTACTACACAAATGTGTAAAGATGACCTCAAAAAACAATGTGAGGTACTAACAACAGAAAATGTTGTTAAGCCGGAAGTTCTTTCGGCTGTAAGCCAAGTTGCTTACCTAATCGGGAAACGATTAAAAGTGGAAGAAATTTCCAAAAAATCTCACATATCTGTGAGTACCTCCGGTTGCTTCGAATTGTCGCAACGGGACGGAGGAATTGCGCGATATGTGCAAAATTACATCAAGGAACTTGAATGTTCCGTACAAGATGTACGGATTCTCCATGATGGAGAAGAATATGATCTTTTTGATCATTATACAGAAAACTCTGTAGACGTATACAATGATGCATACGGTGTGAGGATTTTCCCTCGCAGGAACATTTTGTTCCTAGATAATCCAACAATGTTGGATTGCTTGTACCGGAAATCCGGCCATGCACGACTTGAACAAGTCGGACTCTCCCATACTGGGAAATTATTACTTCCATCTGAAGTATGTCCTGCCATTTTATTAATGGCAACATCTGAAGCTATTCTTCAGGGCTATTACCACACCAGCGATGGTGTAGTTAGCGAGCCAAGTACTTGGCTTCTTCTACCTTCTGGTAGACGACTCCCAATGTGGAATCACAGATACCCTTTGAGGTACAAATCGGTAGATTTCCCGATTACCGAGATGCAATGTCTCGCTGAACCTGGTGCAAAAAGCAGGTCTCTTGGCAAAAGCCAAACATGGTTCACTTTGACCATGAAAATCATGAGATTCATGATTGAACCGATTCTCGCAAGAGACGGTCGAGCTCGTATCGGGCTCAGGTCGACCAATAAAATGTGGTCCTTTTTGAAATTCATTCAAAAGGTTTATGGGGGAAACCCCATATTCCAAAGCACTGACTACAGTGCTGCAACAGACTGGATTAGTCTGAAATTGCTCTCGGCAATTTGGGAGCCTATATTTGGGCTCATTGATAAGAACCATCCGTTCTTAATTTACAAGGACCTTGTAACTTGTCCACGTAGGCTCCATTTTGGGAAGAAATTCCTGGAATGTGAACCTCTGGACAAGACCCATCGATGTGGGTCTTTCATGGGAGAACCCATGAGTTTCATGAGTTTAACACTCATTAACCTCATAATTGAGGAAATTTCCAGTTTCTTCTGGAAGACAAAAGTACCATTGTACTCTATGCCAATCACGAATCTCGTGAGTAATGATCCCCTAGCAATTTGTGGGGATGACGTAGCCTCCCTACGGGAGGACGTCGAACATATTAAAATGTTTAAATCGGTAGTCTCCGATGTTGGTATGAAATTATCATACAAAGACGGGATTTCATCCCGTGTTCTCGTTTTTTGCGAGGATCACGTTTTACGTGATGAAAAAGGAAAAATCCTTTATATTGACGTGATAAAATCACGTCTCTTGACAACCATGTGTCGTCAACACTCCGAGAATAGGAGTTCGATCCTTGGTAAAGGTCGAATGCTGACTAATCAGCTTGATTACTTTGATGACAAAGTTATAAAAATCTTCATAATGGAGATATACCATCAAATATTTGATCGATCATATAATTATATGATGCAAAATATGAATTTACCATATTATCTCCCACCATCGTGTGGAGGAATGGGTTATCCCATTGAAGACAGCTTACTGCCGTCAAACTCCTATATGTATATAGGATATATCTATAGAATTTTAGATAATCCAAATATTATGGAGAAATATTTCGAGCTTCTCGAATTGTCGTCCCTCAATAAGAGGAACAAACACGGTATAGACAATACCGAAAATGTCCTTAAGACATTTAACCGACTCACAAGTAGTGAGTTCCCCCTCGTATTCCATGAAGGGGAGATTCTTGAATTTAAGAATCGAACAATCTACAAGGATGTAGATATTGGAAATACGATTTCCAAATTCGGGATAGAAGTCCCGCCTGACCCATACACTGGTGGGTTTGACCGTGATTCTTTACGGAATGAGGCCCAAAGGTATGGCCTAATCCCATTGACGGATTATCTCGAACAAATCGAGAGAACTCTTAATTTCCAAGAGTTTTTAAAGGATGACACCATCCTTCGTTCTCAAAGAACGTTTGAACAATGGGTTCAAAGATCTTCCAGATATTGGAAAAGATGCCTTTACGGCCTCAATACTCGAAAAAAGCTCGAGTTGGCAGCATACGGCCGCCAGAAATTCAAAAATTTGAATACGCTCGATAGAGCGGTACAACGGTCATTTGACGGTTATATCTACCCAGATACTTGGGTTTCACTGGCAGATGCCGGTCCAAGTCTTAGAATAGACTTCGCAGTCTTGAGAACAAGACCACAGAGAAAGTTTCTCAAATTCCGGGACACCGTTCCCGTTTCTGAGCCCTTCTCTCCGATTGAGTAATCGGTTACCCTCAAAAGGGTTTTGCCAACATGCGAACATGTTAGTCTATTGAACAATAGATCCCACAGGTCTGTCAAACCTGTTTCACTACTGTGAATGAACTTCGTATCGAAG